CGATCGTTGCCCAGTCATAGCCGAGCGTATCGATGATACCGGTCGCGGTAGCGCCTGCGGTCTTGGACACGGCGTTGATCGCGACCACAGTCTTGAGCTGCGGGGTAGTCATTGGACTTCTCCAAAGATTCAGGATTTACGGAAGTGCGGGAGGGTTGCCGATTACGGCGACTTCGCGGCGACCAGCGGTCCGGCGCTAACGGTGTCGCCGAGATCGTGGTTATTAATATCGAACCGCTCGGTGCCGAGCAGGCCGATCTGGTCGTTCTCGAAGTAGCGATGGTCGCTGCGGCGAATGGTGACGCCGCGACGCTCGCCGAGCGCCGATGCCATCGACAGATCGCCGAAGTAGAACATCGGCTTGCCGCTGCCCGGGGTGGTGATCGGCAGCTTCTGCGCGAACCTGACCGGGAAGCCGAGCAGGCGAGGGGTGAGCGGATCCGCCAGCGTCGCCGTGGTGTTGCCGCCTGCCTTGGCCAGCGCCACACCAGCCGCAGTGTAGAACATCTGCTGGCTCATGTACCACTTGGCGTTGCCGAGGGCGTATTGCGGCAGCGTGCCGATGACGCCCGTGAAATCGGCGATCACCATGCTGGCGAGGGTCGCGGACGAGACCTGATACTGACCCGCGGTGTGGCTGCCGTCCTGGAAGATCGCCGACAGGCCGCGGATGCCGCCATAGCTCGACGTGCCATCGCCGTTGAAGCCCGAGTCATCCTCCTTCGCCGCGAAGGCGTAGGCGATTTCCCCGACCAGCCAGTCGGCGATCGAGACGACCGCATCCTCGGCGATTTCGTTCGACATGCGGGTGAGCGCGCCGAGCTTCTTCGCGGTGAGGTTGATGTTGTCCCAGGACGCCTGCGATTCGGTGACGGCCGAATTCTCGCCGGTGAAATAGGCGGTCAGACCGCCAACGCGGCGCGGCCAGTTGAGCGTGTCGGAGCCCATCGGGATGACACGGCATTCCTGACGGAACACACCGAATTGCTCGCGCAGGACGATGATGTTGGCCATCAGCTCTTCCGGCACCAGGAAGCCGCCGGCGCTGTCGACGCCTTCACCCTGGGCCTTGGTGACCGCGATGCCGCGCGACTTGCACCATTCGGTCGCTTCGGGGCTGTCGAAGATGGTCGCCTTGAACCACATGCCAGCAGCATAGGCTTGGTCGACCGCGCGCACCGTCTGGCCCGCGATCTCCCGGTCCTTGAAGTGCTTCAAGGTGCCGTACAGCTTGTGGGCGCTGGCCGGCGCCGACGGCGTCATACGGTCCTGGCCGGGGACGGGCGTCGCGAGGCTCGCGGCGACCTTTTCGGCCTCTTCGACGCGGCCGAGCTGCGTCTGGAGATCGACGATCTTTTCCTTGAGGGCGTCATAGACGTCCTGCTTGAAACCATCGGCCTCGGACTTGCCGGCCATTGCTTCGAGTTCGTCTGCGGCCTTGCTCAGCGCCTGGCGCAGTTCATGCTTCTTCGCCATTTTGGGGGCTCCATCTAAGGGAGGGCGAACGTCATCACGACGTGCGCGGTACGGCTTGCCCAAGGCCGGGTAGGGCATTCGCCGAGCGGCGAATATCAGTGATCAGTCGTTGGTTGGCAGGGTCTCGCGCAGCGCGCGGACCTCCTTGATGCGGCGCTCTTCCGGGGTCAGGTGATCATCAGATTCCAGAACGGTCGTGCCGGGCGGCTGGGCCGTGAGGCCGTCGTCGCTCTCGTTCAAATCTTCGGTGGCCTCATCAGCATCCATGACATCCTTGAGGCATTTACCCACGGACTCATGGTGTCCCATCGCCTCGGCAATCTTGGCCTTGGTGGCCGCGGACAGGCGCCGGCCAGCCTTGGCGATCGAACGCGCGATCGCCGAACCGATTGAGGTTGTTTCCTCGTCGGTCAGCGAGCGCTCGAGGATGCCCGCAACGACGACGGAGACCTCGTCTCCATCTTCGTCGACCAGGGTCACCTCGTCGGCCTCGGAGATGGCTGGATTCGGCCCATCGCCTATCGTCCGCAACTCGATGCCATCTTCAAGGATGAGCACCGACTTGGGATCGGCCTGCCAGTTGGCAACGGCATCGCGCACCCGTTCCGCTGCCTCGGCCGGCAGCGCTTTCGGCGCGTGAATGTAATAGCGGACGTCCTTGGCGCCAGCGCCGGCGCGAAGCCCTTCCATCTCCTTGCGGGGCAGAAAGACCGTGTCGCCGTTGTCGAGCACCTTCTCGGCCCATTCGACGAGCGAGCTGGTGTCGATGCCGATGCTACGAGCCTCGCCGAGCGCGTTCGGGTTGCAGGGAACCGGGCAGATCGAAATTTCGAGCAGGGTCTGCTTTTTGAAATCGATCCCGTACGGTCGGTTTTTGTCGTTGGTGAACGCCCATTCCTTGGGCTTGAAACCGACCGAGACGGCCTTCATGAACCCGCCGTCGACCAGACGATAAATCGTGTCGGCGAATTCGTAGACCTCGGCCTCGGCAAATTCGATATCGCCGACCAGCTGGTCGTTCTGCACCGACACATTCGATGCGCGGCCGATCGGGGGTTCCCAGCTCATGTGAGCGAAGAGCGAGACCGGATTGCGCTTGAAGATGCTGAGATCCCAGCCCTTGGGATCGATGGTATCGCCGGCGTGGTCGACCGTGGCATCGCTGAACACGAACCGCTTGGTCCGGGTCGCGCCGTCCACGGCCTGTGGGTCGCCGGTGGCGAACCGGAAGACGGTTCCCTCGGGCTTGCCGCCATCTTTGGCCTCCGATCGGAAATCGTCGGCGCTGAGAAGCTTCATGGTCATCGATTGGCTCCTTACGGCGAGACCAGGACGGCAAGGCTGCCGAGGTTGGCGTTGTCGCCCATGTCATGAACGACCGCGTCGAAGCGCTCGGTCGCCAGGATGGCGAGTTGGTCGTTTTCGAGATAGCGATGCTCGGATCGCGCGATCGTCAAGCCGCGCCGCTGGCCGAGCACGGCGGCGGCATACATGTCGCCAAACGCCATCATCATCTGGCCGGTGCTGAACGCCGTGGCCTGCTGCGACATCTTCTGCACCGGGATCACGGGAAACCCGTTATAGAATTGCGTCGGCACGCCATCGACAAGGCCGGGCGTCAGCAGGCCGCCGGTTGCCGCCGCGATGCGCGCGAACGTCAGCGCGAAACCAACGGAGCTGACATACCATGCCGCCCGTGGCATCGCAGACGCGCGTACGCCGGCGAGCAGGTTGCCCAGATCGGTCGCGTCGATCAGCGCATAGGTATTGTGGCCGGCAGCCGCAGAGACCTTCGCTTTGCCGTGGCCGCCATCTATCGCCGATGGGCCGATGCCCCGAATCTTGCCATAGGTCGCCGTGCCGTCACCATTGAACGCGCAGTCGTCCTCGGTCGCGGCAAGCGCCCATGCGATTTCGGTCGCGATGTAATCGACGAGGTCGACGACGCTATCTTCGTTGAGCTCGCTCGACATGGTCACCAGCGCGCCAAGCTTCTTGGCGGTCAGGTTGACCGAGTCCATGTTGATCGTCGAGGTGCTGGCCGGCGCTCCTTCGGCGATGAAATATGCCGACGTCCCGCCCGTGCGGCGCGGGAACAGCGAAGAGTCCGAACCCATCGGCCACTTGCATGCTCGGCGTCGCAAGGCGCCAAAGGTGTCACGCAGGTCGAGGATCGCGTTCTCAAGCTCGAGCGGGACGAGAAAGCCCCCACCGCTACCAATACCCTCGGACTGCGCCTTGACGACGGCGACGCCCTTCTTGTCGCACCAGTCCCGCGCATCCTTGCGCTCGAGGATCGTCGCAAGCAGCCATTTGCCGGCACGCTCGTAGCGCGCGTCGATGTCCGGGCCGGAACCAGGGAAAGCTTTCGCCATTCGAATATCCTTGCTCAGTCCGTGGGAGCGCTATCGTCGCCGACAGCGGCGGGGTCGCCCCGGCCGCCGGCGGCTGGGCCGCCGGTCACATCACTACCGGGACCAGTCTCGTTGCCGGTCGGCTCAAAGCCGATCGGTGCGACATTGGTCGGCTGGTATAGGGTGTCGCCTTCCGGATGATCCGGCAGGCCCTCGGCGCGACGCGCTTCATTGGGCGTCAGGAACATGCCGACGATGCCGGTCCGGTATGCGTTATATCGGGTCTGCATCGATGCCCGGAGGAAGCGGGTCACGTCGAATTCGACGAACACGCCCTCTTCGGACAGATTGAACATATGCTCGAGCTTGGCCTCCCAGCGGCCAAGGTCGCTCGAAACGACGCTGTTCATGTAGTCCTGGTCGAGCTGGTCGAGCGACGAACCGATGCCGCGATCCACCACGCCAAGCTTGTGCATTGGCATACGGTAGAGCCGCGCGATCTCCTGAACCTGGGCCAGCCGCGAAGCGACGAGCTCGGCGTCGCGCGCCGACATGCCCATCGGCTGCCATTTGAGGCCAGCTTCAAGAACCGCAGTGTCGCCGGCGTTCTGCAATCCCTGCTTGCGCGCCTTCCACGACGCGGCGAGGCGCTCGGCAGCATCCTTGCTCAATTTCTGATCGGTCGTGAGCACGCCGCCGAGATTGGTCGAGTTGGCGGACAGGCGGCCCGCCAATTCCTGCTGCGAGAGAGCGAGGCCGATGACGTCCTTGGAGAGTCCGATGCGCGATGCGCCGTAGAGCAGATTGTCGATGGCCATCCAGCGAAGATGCAGGATGTCCTCCGACGGGATCATCAGCGGCTGGCTGGATAGGATCGCCGTCTCGTGCAGGCCGCGCCGCGCAACCTGATAGAAGATCTCACCGCCAGGGGCCTCATAGATCCACACCCGGTCAGGATTGACTGGGATGAACTTCAGCGGCTTGCCGCGGCCGTCACGGATGATGACCGCATAGGCATTGCCCCGGAGCATTAGGGCGACCTGCATCTGCTCCATGAATTCGAAGCGGCTCTGATCGTCGTTCGGCCGCTGCAGAATGCGTTCTAGCCAATGATCCGCGACGATCTGTTGACC